GTGTTCCTATCTCATAAGCACCTAAATATAAAATTTCCCCACATTTACATTTTATAGGTCTATTTGTGTCGTTTTTAACTTTGTAGGATGTTTTACATTTGCTACAAGTTGTAATGACAAATTTAGATTCAATATTTAATTTACAATTATTCATTACTTTTATATTATATAATTAAACTTTTTATAATGCAAAAGTAATGAATAAATTTGAAAGTAACAAGTCTTTACACCTCTTTACAAGGGTTATACTGTAAGATTGTATATAGTTACCAAAACATAATTCTTATACCCTATCTATTCTTTTGTAAAATGACGTAAAAACAAAACCAATGAACACATCTAAATTTAAGTATGTAGTTGGAGAAGCGAAAGAGAACGAGGTTTGTGACATCCGATTGTTTTGTGATATCGATGAATATAC